TTCAGCTTCGATGATGGTAATTCCATCCTCTAACTTCATTTGAGCAAGATTAACTTGGAAACCCAAAGCTGCTTTAACTCGATTTTTTTTGCTTTTGTATTCCATATTTATTTTTGTTAATTACTTACGTTTGTAATAACTCTTTCAGCGTTAACATTTGTAACCGCAGAAATTCCTTGAGAAACTAAAGCCCCAACACCCTGAGAAATCAATTCTCCATCGCAACATTCACTTGAATAAGTACCATCTTTGCATAAGCATCCACGCTTTGCACCTTTTGGACTTGAATAACTACTTTTCGCCATCTTCTAATATGTTTAAAATATGTTCAACTAAATCTTCGTCAGTAATGTCAGGTAACATTTGTAAACTTAGCTTGTCAGCAAAATATCCTTCAATTGAAAAACCTTTTACCTCTCCACTTTTTGCTTTCTGCCACATTTCATCATTATCTGCTTTCATGGAAACCATCCATGTCCCTTTAGGTAGATCAAAGCCGTATGCTTTTGATTTATCCATTTCAGGATTCGTGATAATCCAAGATTCAACTAATGACATTCCATCAATCTTTGTCTTGTGATGCAATGTAGCGTTTGATTGATTGCCAGCTTTTAAATACATTTGGCTTGCTTGCTCAACCGTTGCTTCCGAAAAGAATACTTGAAATTTTAAATCCCCTTCTTTTCTAAATATCATTTTGTTGGGAATCAATGCTGGCCCCATCAAAACTCTCTTTTCAGTATCCACTTCAGCTAAGTTCATTTCGTATTCCTTAGCCAATGTGATGAAATTACTTTCAATCGCTGGTTTTTCAACCAATGAAATGGCTTCAATGCCATCCATATCGTTTTCGATGATCAGCTCTATAATTTTCATAACTCTTAAACCTTTAAATTAATTTTTGTTATATTTTCGATTATCCCAATGTAGCCGATGTGATTTTGTTTCGGTCTAATGCTTGAGCCGTTGTAACATCGCTAGCAACCACATACGTTTTAATCGGGCCAGTAGATTGGAATGCTTGTGCGGCTTGATTCATAGGATTAACACCTACCACATTGAATCTTGGTGCGGCTTGGTAGCTTGGTGTCATCTGTGCATTACCGAATGACATTTGTCCACTTGATGCCGTTCCACTTTGAATGTCTTGAATACCTTTTCTTGCTGCTTGAACTGCTGATAAACCAGCCGCAACATCGCCAGCTAATCCTACCCAAGCCAATGGATTTGTTACACCTCCATTTTTTACAAAGTTAGCTTTAGCATTTAATGCTATTTTTGCAACTGCCGCCGATTGTTCTAAAATAATTCCAGCAATAGCTAATTCCTTATTATCTCCAGCAATTTGTCTAAGACCTTGACCCAATCTCATAACATTTTCAATATAGGCTTCTTGAATTGACATTTTAGTATCAAATTCAGTTTGAGTAGTTGCGACTGATTCGTCCTTTTTCTTTTTTTCAGCCGCTATTTCTGCATCTATTTTATTAGTTAAATTCTTTAAATTGGCATCACTAAAATTCTTGGCTTGTATTGCTGAATCCTCTAAATAACCAGTATTTAGTTTTTTTAACTTTTCGCTTCGATTGTTATAGGCTTCTAATTCTTTTTCGTAATACGCTTTAAGTAATGCTTCATTTTTTTCGTATTGCTTTGCCCATTCTTCTTCATTCTTTAATGCCGCTTCATCTCTTTCTTTTTTACGTTTGTCGCTTTCCTCTTTTTCGGTTTTGGTCAATTCTTTTGAGCCTTCTTGAAAACGCTTGATTGATTGGTCGTAATTCTTACCGAAATCCGTAACGGATGCCTTAGCTGATTTCCATGCACCACTAAAATCTCCTTTAACAAATTTAGCAACTGCACTTCCTAAACTACCTAATGATTGAACAACTGCCGTTACTGATCCGTAAACGGTTTGCATCGCTTTAGACACTAATGGCAATGCGCTTATGGCTAAATCAACTAAGATGTTAAATAATGGCTCAACTGCTGAATAAACTCCATTAAATATCTTTTCTAAACCGATAAATAATGGTTGTAATTTCTTGGTCGCTTTCTCTGAATCGTTAAACGCTGCAACTAATCCACCAACTAAAGAAACAAGCAAGCCAATACCTGAAGCCTTTAACGCACCGCTAAATGATTGCGTAGCGACTTTTGCTTTATTGATTGCACCGCCAAGCATTCCCAATGGGCCACCAGCCATTTCCAAAGTATCAACCCAGTCAGAACTTGTATTTTTAGCCGACTTAATTTTGTCCTCTAAATCGTCAATCTGATTAAATAGGTTTTTAAACGCTTCCGTTCCAACCTCAGTATCCTTTAACTGCCGTTTTAATTGTTTTAATTCGGCAATTGATCCCTGAATATTGTTGTTTACGTTTAAATTTACTTCTACATCTTTCGCCATCTTGAAATTCTTTTAATTTGTTTAATTCCTTTCTTTAAAGTAGTCGGTATTTCATTCCTTCCCTTAGCTATTTCAATCAATTCAGACCGATTGTAATGATCGTGCGTCATTAATAAATTAATTACTTCCTTCATCATCTTATAAACCTTTTAATCTAATTACCGTTGTGAAATTTCCCCAAGTATCGACATCAAATTGCTGATTTGATTTTGTTGGTAGTCTAACCGTATGCTTTGCCTTAGTATATCCGTTATTAAATGGATTTACAATAATTAACAACGCTTCCGTTCCATCAGCAGACAATTTATAAGCCGAGATTGGCTTTTGCTGATTGTAAAGCATTACTGGATAATTAGAATTGTTTGCATCCGTGTTTGATGTCCAAGTGCCACTTACAAGTAATTGAGTTTTCTCCCAATTCGTGTCCGCTGCAACAATATCCCTATTTTGTTCAACTTGCCAATAACCAACATAAAGCCAGTCAAAAACTCCGTTGTCTAATTGTTGTAAGTTTCCAAATCCATAATAAAAATTAGCAAAATCTTGATTATCACATGGCCCATGATTGTATTCTCCGCCATAAGGATTCGGATCGTCCCACATTGATAAACCATCGCAGTAAGCAAAACCCCAAACCGCTAACGATTGGAAATGGCTTGCACATTGTGCTGGATTGTCTGCGATATAAGTTCCGTATTCAAATCCTTTTCTTTCCCAGTTGAAATCTGAAAAGAATTGTAATGGCTCCATGTACCTCCAAGAATAAGCAGAAACCCTTTTTTGTTTAGCATCATCAACGCTATAAATTTGGCTTAGTATTTTTTTAGAAATATCATAATCATGAACTAATGCATAGTAATACCATTTAGTAACAATTGTATTTAAATATGATGAACAGAAAAATAATCCCCACCCATTTTTTGCACCTTCATAAAATGCGTTATAGCTAGCCATAGTCGTTCTGCTAATCGTCCCATTAATATAGTAATTGTGATAATCGCTATATAAATCCGTAGTCTTAACAGTTGCAATTGAAACCGAAGGATCAACATAAAGCCAACCACTTGTTCCAGTACCAAAATATAAAGTTTTGTAAATCCCTTCTTGATAAATACTAAACTTTGGTATTACTGCGCCTTGTGCCGCCCAATTGTTTGCAATTGAGTAAGCCTTGCAACTAGCAAAAAGTCCATCAATTGCTAATCCAACATTTAATTTCTTTCTTCCAATTCCAATAAATGCTTCTCCATCATGTTCAATGATTGCCGCGTGAGTTAAATTATTTGGATTATTTACATCAGCATTAATTGGTCTAAACATTCCCAAATATTGGTTTGCTGGACTTAACTCATAATATCCAATACCTGAATTTATTTCAGTTGTCCACTCATAAGGATTTATCTGTGCGTAAGTTTTAGTTGTAGTAACTCCAAGAATTGTCCAACTAATACTCCAAGTATCACGGTCTGCTTCAGGAACTAATAAAGATTCTAAAACTGCACAACAAAAATTTTGGTCATATGGCGAATCTGTCATGTAATTAGGATTGCTTGTTGTTCCACCTGATTTAATCCACGCAGCACCTACACGAATAAAAGTATCAGCATGATGGTATAATCGGTCTGCAATTGGCACAAATTCCTTTACGTTTGCAGTTGCAACACCTCCTTCAACCGTTGTATAAAAATTTGAATTAACACCCGAAACTTGACCATTTACAAAGTTGACAAATTCAGTAGGTTTTCGTTTTGTTAATCCCTTGTTTTGTCTTTTAGGATTTCTAAACGTTCTTGTAACTGCTCCCGGCCCTCCATTTGTAAAAACTCCGCTATCCTTAACCACACAGTCAAGTAAAGGATTAATTAACATTGCAAATTCCTTTTTAACACCATTCCTATCAAAGATTGGCAAAGCATCAGGCATCCTTCTAAAAAATGTTGGATATTCTTCAGCTTGCTTTGGTATTAAATAATCAGGTCTAAAATAATAGTTTACTTTTCCTACCGTTAGCGGTCTATTCGGATCGGCTCCAATGTGAATCGTTGAACTTAATAAATAAGTATGCAAAAATCCTTGTATTTCAGTTCCGCCCCACATATTACCCCATGCTCCATTACGGATGACTAAATCATAGCCTTTCATATCGGAAAGATTAATATCGGTAAGCGGAGTGCTATTGATTGTCCCGTTCTCGATTAACCATCGTCTGCCTGAATCCCAAGTCGTATCTGTTAATAAATTTGTGGAAGGATTTAATGAATAGGTAATATCTAAATCATTTGTTTTTTGTTCTCCTGAATCTGCGCTAAAATTCATAATTGAACCATCCGCCCAACTTACATCCGGATCCCAAGTTGAACCTACTTCTTGTGCAGTAATTTCTTTTTTAGAAGCAGTTACAATTTTACCATTACTATCAAGCGTAACAAAATAGGTTTTGAATTGCGTAGGAATTACATAGTTTCCAGCACTTGCCAAAATTGTTTTAGCTTCATTTGTGTAAAATATCGTTGTTGAATCAAGAAGATTGTTGTTCGCATAAAGAATTTGCGAATCCACATCCGTTGTTGTACTTTTTAATTTAGTCCGTGCGTCATTAACGTCTGAAAATGCCATATTATTTTAAAGTATAGAATGTGAATGTTTCAATTGCTGGAGGAATAACTGAACAAGTACCGCTTGTAATATAAGCTCCATTTGAAGCAATTTTAGCCCAAGTATTATCGTTGCAATGGTAAACTAATCCACCACCATTAAACGGAGTACCATCACTGTTAAAATATGCTGCATTGCCAGTAGAAAAAGGAGTGTATAGCCCATAAATTGTTAACGAATAATCAGTTATTGGGCAAGCCTCAAGTGATGAATCAAATCCAGTTGTAACACTAAATGCATAATACGTTGGAGATGGAGGCGCACCACATAAACCGAAATTAGAAGCAACTCCTACCGTATTAATCTGAACGTATTTATTTAAAGCAGTTTTATAATAGTAATTATTACCATTAAACAATGCACCCGTGTTCGTATAGAATAAGGCATTACTTTCAAACGTTGGATTCGTTCCGTAGATAGTCAATGGATAGCTTGACAATGCACAAGCATCGCCTGACGTTGCTGAATTATTATTTGTTACTAAGAATGAATAGTAAGTCGTTGGATCAGGAACGGATGAAGCTACACGGAAATCATTTAATAATTCAAAGTCAACTTCGCCAGTAGTAAGGTCAGTTGTAAATGAATTAATAATATAACGTTTATCGCGAATAATTAAGCGGTCATTTAGCTTTAAACTTTGCAGTAAACTAATCGGTAAAATACCTTTTAGTTTGACAATCCTCGCCTTAGCCGTAAAGATGTTAGTCAAATAATCAAGGTAATAATTATTAAACAAAGACCTTGTTTCAATCGCATCTGTGAACGTAGATTGTTGCGCTCCCCAGTTGATTGTATTTACTTGACCGCTGATGAGAGTATCTTGTCCAAAAAGATTATAGGTAGTAACATTAGTAGTGCTAGTCCCATCATTAAAATGAAAATCGCAACTTTGAATCGAATTATAGTCATAAAGCAATACGGGTTTTGGAATGTAAGAATTCAAATCGTACTTTAATGAATACCCAACCTGCAAGGTCGTTCCGCTAAACTTTTGGAATGGCATATTTTCGAATGGTAACTTTACCTCAAACTCATCGCCATCATTATCCAAAGTATATTTCAAATCTCCATATCCAACCGCTGATCGTGATAGGTATTCAGTCGCTAAAATATTCTCGCAAGTTTCATAAGTGAAATTGATTGCCTTGTATGGCTTTACTCTTTCGATTTCTATTTGCTCCGTGTTAATGTACTTAGAAACATCACGAATCGTTCCGCCAGCATACCAATTCTCAATCTGCTCAACTTGATAAACGTTATCAGACAATTGAAAGCAAGTAAGGTTGAAAGTCTTTAGGATTCCACTAAAGAAATCTTCCGCCTTGATGTCAGGCATATAATCAGCCACGTTTAACGTTGTGGTTGTTGTCTGACTTGTTCCCGTACACGTTACATCACTAACGACTGCCGTAGTTACTGAATTTCGTGTTTCAAATTCATAAACCGATGTGTAAGTAACTGCTGAAGCTGATGAAACAAAAAACGTATAAGTGCCAGAATCTTCTAATGGCGCAGATAAAGTCATCTGACTTGTTTGCGTAAGATAACTCTGCTCGCTTAGCTTGATTCCGTTCTTATAAACGTATAAATAAAACTCCGTTCCCGATGTCGTAAATGTCAATTTGATATTTGACTTATTTAAGTAAACTGGGCTTTCGGGCTTTACATAAGTTAAGAAACTTCCACTTGGACTAACATTAAAAATGCCTTGCGTTCCTACCGTACTTGTATTCGTTTGAAATAGAATCTTTTGGTGCGTTTGCTTTAATGTAAAGAAATCGGTGTTCTTAAGCCACAAGAAAGCATTTTTATACTTATCTGAACTTAGAAAATCATTAGCCACATTTCCTTGAATTGTAATCCCTAAGCCCGAAGCAATTGATTCGACAATCTTGCTTACTCGCATCGCTGGGAATAAATCCGTATGGTAAATTGGATGCGTATTCTTTTCAATATCCCAATTATCCTTTGTCGTTCCATTGGTCATGTAAGTCCAATTGTGATACGATGTAATCAAAGGGAATTTAACGTCATTAGTAACTCCTCCGGTAACTCGGTTCTTAACAACCGTTCCCGTGTAAGAAAAGTTGTAAGCCGAGTAATCAAAATCACGAAGGAATCTTCCAGCAAATAAATCCTTTAAAGAAACCAAACTACCAATGAAAGAAATCTGATAATTATCAATTTCGTTATTTTTAAACTGAGCTTTCTCTAACTGAATCTTTCCCTTTCTAAATGTAGCGTCATTTAATTCGATATAAGCGAGCTTTCTTGTCCGTGCATCAAAACCTTCATCTATTGAATTTTCGTACCAATGTCCAAAGATTTCGTTGTTTATCTTGGATGCTGGCACCGTGAACGACTGCGAATAATCCGTAAAGACTTTTGAAATATCATTTACGTTCTGAATCGAACTCGTAACGCTTATTTTCTCGTCATTGAATAACTCAATACGCTTATAAACTTCGTCAACTAAGATGTAGATTGATGCCGTTATCATTAAATCACGTTGTTTTTAAGATTGAAAGCGTAAACAAAATCAATTTGGTAATTAATATTCTTGTCCCTAATTGATGTTTTTAAATCTGTCGAGTTAGTTTCTACTTGCACTGGAACTCCATTAAGTAAAACCGTATTGCTCAGCATCAAATCTTGAATCAAATCTGAATAATTCTGATCAACAAAACCAGTATTTAACGATACTTTTTGCATTCCGTTGATATTGAACGACTTACTTTGTCCCCTCTTTACGTTATAATTAACATTGTCAGGCAAAAGATTATATTTCGTCCTTTCAGTTGTGATTGAATTAGCTTGCGCTTTAAAGAAAGTTAGGAACTGCCAGCCACCATAACGATTGATAAATTGAGCCAAAACGGGGGTGTATTTCGGCTCACAGATAGGTGCAATGTTGTAAGTGTAAAGCGTTGTTCCGTTGCTCTTAATGCGTAAGATACTTGATGTCGTAAATCCAACCAACTTCAAAGGTACTTTCATATTATAAACTCCTTTTGTCGCTGAGGATGCCAAGATTGTAACCGTTGTCGTTCCTACCGATGTAACGTAATCAGCAGTAATTGATGTACCGGTGTGGTTAATCAAAACGTTGACATACATATTATCCGTATTGTTTAAATACGTTATTGTCTTACTTGTATCTGCTAAAGCAACAATGTCAGCCGTATTGGCTTGGTTGTAACCGCCTGAATAAAGCGTATATCCATCGACTGCCGCACCGATAATATAATCGCCCATAAAAGTACCTAAGCAATTGTCTGCTTCGTAAGTTCCTGAATCAGCAATTACCCTTGTCTTAAATGCACTTGTTCTATTTGTTCCGTTGCTAAATGAAACCGCTTTAAAATTAGCAAATGATGTACTTGCCTCTGTCGCTGGTGTTGGCTCATATTCAGGATTAATATTCTCAATATACTCACGCAAGTAAGGTGTAATGTCGTAGTTCGATGTCGTTTGTGTTGCCGATGGAGCTGCCTTAGTAAATGAATACGTTTCAGATGCTGGCTCTGTTGCACCATTCCAAACGTATAGCTTTAAAGTCGTGTTTGTGCTTCCCGTGATCGTAACAAAATACGGACTTCTTGCGTTAATCGTTATCATAAATCTTTTAAATTATAGTCAATAATTGTTTCAACATCTAAGCCAAATGCTTTAGCTAAATCGGTGTCAATGTATTTCTTGTATCCAGCTTCAAATGGTTTTGTAAAAAATAAACTTGGCTTCATGCCAGTCATGTAAATACTTCGGCTAATCAAAAACGCAGTTGACTGATAAGAAATAAATCTACCCGTCTTTTTATCTTTGAACTGAATACCTCTTGCCTTTACCCATTTCTCTATTCCATTTGTTAAACCACCTTTCTTGCCGGTGCCACTTCCAAACTTAAATGGCGAATTTGGTGCTTTAGCTGACTTAAATTTACCTTTTACACCTTGATCCTGATACTGCCCATATTCAGCCATCCTAAAGCCAACAATCGCATAATTGTTCTCTTGGACTATCTCACCTTTCAATGAGTTATACAATTCCTTAGAAACATTCTTACGACCCTTACTAAGATTTGAACGTGATTGCTGAATCACATAATCTCTAAATCTTTTTATTACCGCATACGTTTCTCTTAAATCAGCCATTAGCAGATTGTCATATCATTTGGTACTATCAAATCAAAAGTAACTGTCCAGCCAGCGACCTTATTCTCAAATCGGTCAGTAAATGGTTCGCATAATGGATCGCCATCAATCTGAACCAAATCAGAATACAAATCCCCTCTGCGTAAGTCCGTTACCATCTTACTTGCAATTGCCAACTGACTATTTAATACATCAAGCAGATTATCATTACCATCAAACAAGTTTACTGATTCAGTCTTTGAAATATCAACGATGTCCATAAACAAAACCGATAAATTAAAGCCTAAGCTATTCTCTTTCGGTGTTGAATTGTTAACGATAATGTGAACGTATGGATAAATCGTTTGCTTGGCTAAATCGACCTCAAATATATCGCCAGTTGAAACGGTGTTTACAAAACCTCCGTTCTTTAGGTAATCTCTTAATGTACTGACTGCGTAATAAAATCCGGTCATTGTCTTTGTGATTTAATCATTTTCATTTCTAATTCGTTCTTTTGCTTCTCAAATGTCAGGAACGTTAAACACTGGTTAATTGGTAATTTGGTAATTTCATTAAATCGTCTAACATCTCCCTGAGCAAGTGCATAGATTGAAGAATACCATCCCCACCGTTTTCCAAACTGTGCTTGTTCAGAATATCCATCTGCGGATTCTCCACTAAATAATCCATCGTACTTTTCAATAATTCTTTGCCTAAATGCCAAAAAAAAACCACCGCCCCAAGCGTTACGTTTAAAGGTGCATCTTTCATTAGCTCGCAATACCTTTCACTTCCATCGTATTCTTCAATCAAGTATCGTTCTCCCATTGTCTGCTTAATTGGTCGATAAAGCACCGCCATTGCTCTATGCATCTCATCCCAATTTGTAATATAATTGTCCAAGTCCATGTATTCCCCGCTTGACATATCATCCAAGTTAGGAATAAACCCAAAGGTCTTTCCGTTCATCTCAAACTTTGTTGTTAGCGATGGCAACTGCTTAAACAATCCACCTATTATCTGCGTAGCATCTTCGACATCTTTTTGCCTCATCTGCCCGACGATATTCATATCAATCCCACAAAAGATTTGTATCATCTTGTGGTTTAGGAAATCGCTTTCCTCATTCTCGCCTACAATCTTCAGAAACTTCTGATATTGATGTAGCTTTATTTCACTTAAATCAGTAGGGATTGAAATCTTTACCTTCATAATGTATAAACAATTTTGTTAATATTCTGTCTTAATAAATATGGTAATTGCCCTGATTTGGATTATCTAAATGGTAAATGATGTTATAACGTGCCGAATCAATTCCGTGATTCCAGTCATCAATGTATAGCTTACTTGTCTTATTTAAATAACAATAGTTGTTAAACTCCTTTGCTAAATTGGTCGATTGCGGATCAAGAATTATTTGGTAGTCTTGCATCCTTACAATACCAGATTCAATTGTCCCTTTCTTTACTGGTTGAATGTTTATTCCTTGATAACGTAAGTCATCTATTAGTCTTGGCTCTGCTGAATCCGCAATGATTAAACCACCGCCAACTTTATCCTTCATTAACTGAGCCAAAACGTGCGTTTTTAATCCACGTTCATAAATTACTTCTTTGATGTAGATTATCTTCTTGGTCTTGTCGATTGCCACTTCTGTCAACGCATCCGGATCGATTGAGAATCCAAAGTCCATCCCAAATGATGTTTGTAAGCCATTAGGATTGAATGTTCCAAACTGCCAATTTGTAAATACAACTCCTTCCGCTTTATCCAACCATCCCCCAAGTATTGCGTGTTGATATTTCTTAGGATTGGTTTCCTTAATCCTTTGTACCTCATCTAAAAATGACTGATCTAAATGCTCAATATTATCTTCGTAGGTCGTATGGATATAAGTAACGTTTCCTTTTACTCCATTGAATCCACCTTCAACTCCAGCTTGCTCAAAGAATCGTTTATAAATCCAATGCTCTTTTGTTGTCGGATTAAAAATGATAATAATTCTGTTCTGAACTCCTTTTTGACGAACCGATAAGTTAATCTTGTCAAATGTAGCCTCCTCCGTCAATTCCTCTGCCTCCTCAAGCACCCAATCCGTTACACCTTGCAATGACTTTAGATTTGCAGTTTGATCGCCTGACGATGTCTTTAAACCCCTAAAGATTATTTCGCTTCCTGATTGCTTATTTATTATATCGGTCTTTGTTACTTCAAATTTGTCCTCCGATTCTAGTAGCTGAATCTTTTCTTGAAATTCAGGAATTATTGACAAGTGCGCCGATGTCATTGTCTGCCGAGTGAACAGAATCTTGTGGCCCTTTTCGAATGAAAGTAAACTTGTGAACGTTCCAACCCCAAATGACTTTGAGCTTCCCCGACCTCCTGATATTATAAAGTATCGAGTATCATTAAATAACGCTTTCCATTTATTGTTTAGGAGAATCATCCTTGAATTTTACCAAATCACTAAGGTTAAAATCTTTTACTTCGTGCGTATTATTACTTTCGACGTGCGTCATTGACAACTGCTTTAATTCATCTGGCGATGCAATTAGCTTCATCAATCCCATTTGTAATGTTGGATTCTCTGACTTGTACCACTTTGAACGCATAGAAACCTTGATTTCGGTTTTTACTTTTGTCAACGCATCTTTTATGGTGTCTAATTTTTCCAATTCAAGAT